CGCAGGGATTTATTAAATGGTTTAAGCTAGACGTGCAGATGGAATTATTAGACCTTGATGAACTCACAGGTGATTATGCAAAAAAAATAACTTTTAGAGTAGTTCCTTATCTTGTTCATCAAAGCATATTTTCAAATGCTACTGCTGCGCCTATAGGCTATAACGAATTACTGAAAGATGTGGTGAAAGAATATCAGTATATCTATACAGGACAAAATGTTGACATTCTAAGTTTTAACGTGCAAATCAATAATTTATTTTATGCAGGAGCTAACCCCAAGCAAGAATCAGACGCTGCTAAAACTGCCACACAAGATCAAAAACCCGGAGAAAATAAAATTTCTTCCACAGCAACCAAAAAAGGACAGGCCACTGAGGTACAAGCAACCAATACCGGAAGAGCCAGACCCAAGCGTGACCCAAGACTACTAGCAGGATACAAGGGTGGTTCTGATCAAAAGAGTGTTGAACAAAATGTTGCAGAAAACTTTCAACAGGTGTTTGTCAGCGGCAACAGTGCTGATTTAGTTACCATAGACTTGGAAATTCTAGGAGACCCTTATTGGTTGGTAGATTCGGGTTTTAACAATTATTTTGCCTCAGCACGTAGTCCTACTGCTCAAATCACCGATGATGGCACAATGAATTATGAAAGCGGAAATGTCTATATCTATCTTACATTTAGGACACCTATTGATGTTAATACAACAACTGGGTTATATGATTTTTCACAAGTAGGAGAAGAAAGCCCTTTTGGCGGTATATATCGTATTGTGCTGTGTGAAAATACTTTTGTTGATGGTAATTGGAAACAAAAACTAAAATGCGTAAGAATGCCAGGGCCGCAGGGCCCAGAAACTGTTAAATCGCTCACAGATAAAACTGCTCCGGTAACGACCAAGGCTGATACGCCAGCCACTGAAATAGGTCCAAAAGAACCTCCTAAAACTTCACTTATTGATAACAGTTCTACAAACTCAAGCATTACTAATTCAGGCCAAAGAACATCCGCAGACACTCGACGCACAGATGCGCCGACTACAACCACATCAAATCAAACACCGCGTGTGGTTGGATTTAGATATTACAGAGACCTAGGACAAAAATAATGTCAGAATTAACAAGACCATCAGTTGGCGATGAAGGCAGAAGTGGCGGGCTAACCACAGGCATATATGTTGCTAGAGTGATCAGCCACCTCGATCCTTCATTTATGGGATCTATAGAAGTGAATCTTTTAAAAGACCAAGCCAACACCTCGGGCGACGACAGCCAAACTTTTATTGTAAAGTATGCATCGCCATTTTTTGGCTACACTCCTTTTGAGTTTATGGGCAAAAATGACGGCACTAAATCTACCATCGAAGGATTCAGCGACACACAAAAATCATACGGCATGTGGTTTGTACCTCCAGACGTTGGGGTCAACGTATTAGTGTTGTTTGTCAACGGTGATCCCGCTTCAGGCTATTGGTTTGCCTGTGTGCCTGGAGTAAATATCAATCACATGGTGCCAGCCATTGCTGGTTCTGAAGTGAACAGTCTGGACGCAGAAGATAAAAAAAGATACGGGAACACTAAGTTGCCCCTTCCGGTCGCTGAAGTCAACAAACGCATCAACGGTGATTTAAAAGAAATAGATCCAGAAAAATATCCCAGAGTGGTTCATCCTATAGCAGATAGATTTCTCGAACAAGGCCTTCTAGAAGATGATGTGCGAGGATTCAATACAAGTTCACCGAGGCGCGAAACTCCTAGCATGGTGTTTGGCATCAGCACACCTGGTCCTGTTGACCGTAGAGCAGGCGCTAAAAAGCAACAGATAGGCAAGACAGATAGTCAAGCAACTGTGCCTGTGAGTAGATTGGGGGGCACACAATTCGTCATGGATGACGGCAATGATAGATTCCACCGAGAAACATCTGCCGCCGAAGGCCCAGTAAAATATATTGATCTATTAGATCCTGCTAACCAGAAAAAAGGCAATGAGGGATCTGCTACTATTCCAGCCAGTGAATATTTTAGAGTAAGGACTAGAACTGGACATCAAATCTTGATGCATAATTCGGAAGATTTGATCTACATTGCTAATGCTAGAGGAACCGCATGGATAGAACTTACCAGTAACGGCAAGATAGATATCTTTGCAGAAGACAGTATCAGTATTCATACTCAACAAGATCTCAACATACGTGCCGCCCGAGACATAAATCTAGAAGCTGGTAGAAATATAAACATGAGAACCGAAACAGGCAAGTGGCATGTAGAAATAGCCACGGACATGGAGTTCTTGATCAATGCAGATGCCAAGCTCACCGTGGGAGCTAATCTCGACATACTAGTGGGAGCCAAGACCAAGATATCTACTAAAAACGATCTTGACATAGCAAGTTCAGCAGAAACAAAGATCAGTTCCACAGCAGATATCAGCATCGGTAGCAGTGCAGAAGTCAAGATCAACGGCACAAAAATTAATCTCAACGGCCCTAACAATGCAGAAACTGCTGCGGCTGCTGACTATGTCAAACCCTACGATTTGCGTGACAACCCTGCTACAAGTTCAGCTGCAGGCTGGGACACAAGATATGCAGCAGGCATAGTGAAAAGCTTCATGAAGCGTATCCCCATGCACGAACCGTGGGCATTGCATGAACATCGATCGCCGAATACGCTTACTCCAGATAAAACAGATAGGAATACTTAATCATGGCTACTAGATTATACAATCAACAAACAGCAGCACAACGTTCTGCTACAGTGACGCAAAATCAAGGTAAGTTTACCTACAAAGGATTCAGTTCCAATGAAGCTAATAAGAATTTTAAACTCTATGATATCAACCTTGTCAAGCAGGATTTGATCAACCATTTTTATATTCGCAAGGGTGAAAAATTAGAAAATCCAGATTTTGGCACAGTGATCTGGGACATGTTGTTTGAACCATTTACTCCGGATGTTAAAAAAATCATAGCCAATGATGTAGAAGCCATCATAAACTATGATCCCAGATTCTCAATATCTGAAATCAACATAGACAGCACAGATCAAGGCATGCGTATCCAAGTAGATTTGGTGTATATTCCTTTTAACATCAATGAACGAATGACCTTGAATTTTGATAAAAACAGCAGTGTAATTAACTAAGCAGTTTATTTTTAAGGGTAAATATTGGTATGACCACAACCAGCAGACAAAACAACCTGATACTAAATCAAGATTGGACCAGGATATATCAGACTTTTAGAAACGCTGATTTCCGCAGCTACGACTTTGAAAATCTGCGCCGAGTTATCATCACCTATCTACGTGAAAACTACCCAGAAGATTTCAATGACTACATAGAATCCTCGGAATACATGGCGTTGATAGATGCTGTGGCGTTCTTAGGGCAAAGCCTAGCATTCCGCATAGACCTTGCCAGCCGTGAAAATTTTATCGAACTAGCAGAGACCAAAGAAAGTGTGTTGCGTATTGCTCGCATGCTTAGTTATAATGCCAAACGCACTGTGGCGTCAAACGGACTGTTAAAGTTTGCAACAATATCCACCACTGATACCATCATAGACAGCAACGGAAAAAATCTAGCGCAACAATTAATAACTTGGAACGATCCTACAAATGCCAACTGGTTAGAACAGTTTCTCACAGTGTTGAATAGTGCCATGGCAGACAACACAGAATTTGGCCGCAGCCAAGGCTCTGCCACTATCCAAGGGATCCCTACAGAACAATATAGATTCCGCACAGTCGGCACAGATGTACCTTTGTTCTCGTTCTCCAAGACTGTGGCCAGCAGAAACATGAGTTTTGAGATAGTCAGCACTGCTTTTAAAAACAGCGAAAACATCTACGAAGAACCACCAGTGCCTGGCAACCAATTAGGATTTATCTATAAAAACGATGGATCTGGACCAGGTAGTGCCAACACGGGATTCTTTATTCAGTTCAAACAAGGCACATTAGAATTAGCAGATTTCAGAGTAGATGTGCCTACTACTAATGAAAAAATTGCTGTGGACGCAGGCAACATCAACAATGATGATGTGTGGCTGTTTTCCTTAAACTCACAAGGCGCACAACTTGAAGAATGGACCAAAGTTTCATCACTAGTAGGTAACAACATCGCCTACAACAGCATCACGCAAGACATACGCAACATTTATGCTATCAATACCAAAGAAGATGACAACATAGATCTTGTATTTGCAGATGGAGTCTACGGAAATTTGCCACAAGGATCTTTTAGAGTATTTTATAGAACCAGCAACGGCTTGTCATATACCATATACCCCAACGAATTAAGAGGTATCAACATTTCTGTGTTGTATACAAACAAAAATAATGTTGAACATACTCTGACCATAGGACTGGCCTTGCAGAGCACTGTGGCTAATTCTGCAGCTTCTGAAGACATAGACAACATACGTGCCAATGCTCCGGCAGTGTACTATACTCAAAATAGAATGATCACCGCAGAAGATTACAATCTTGCACCATTGTTGGGTTCGCAGAATATTGTAAAAATTAAAGCAGTGAATAGAACATCTAGTGGTATCAGCAGAAATTTTGACATCATAGATGCCACTGGAAAATACAGCAGTATCAATGTATTCGGAGATGACGGATATCTGTACAAACAAGAAGATGAATCCGTGCTGTCATTCAAATTCACTAGTAGGATAGATATCATCAATTTTATTAGACGTAGCGTAGAATCGGTATTTACAGATGCTGAAGTATATAATTTTTATTTTACAAAGTTTGACAAAATATTGTTCACAGACGTCAACACGGTATGGCAGTCTGTGACCACTGCTACCAGTACAGGATATTTTAAAAATGTAGTGGATAATTCTCAGCTCAAGGTCGGCAGCTACTCGACCAGCAACTTGAAATATGTGTTATCAAATGCAGCTGTGAAATTTATTCCACCTATTGGATTCAAATTTAAAAAAGGAAAGTTAGTTGCGACCAACATCGGCGATGCTGATCAGACAGATTACATATGGACAAAAATTGTCAAGATCACCGGAGACGGAACATATGTCAAAGGACTAGGACCAATCACACTCAGCGATCTAGTGCCCACAGGTGCTGTGGCTCAGCGCATAGTACCAAGATTTGTCAGCGACCTGCCAGTTGCACTTGAAACTGAAATCGTTAACCAAGTGTTTGATAATCAAACTTTCGGACTGAGATACGAGATCACTGAATCTCAATGGAAGTTGATCACTGCCAGCAATTTAAATCTAACCAATGATTTTACTCTAGGCAAAGCCGGAGATACTACTAATACTAACATAGACAGCTCTTGGGTGGTAACTTTTGTCAAACAGCCCGATAGTTACATAGTAAGGATTAGGAAACAGTCATATATTTTTGGTAGCATCCAACAGAATAGATTTTATTTTGATAGCAATGAAAAACAGTATAATGATCAAGTAGGAGCCGTGGTTAAAGATCAGATCTCGGTGTTGGGAATTAACACCAGCAAAGATTTTATCACCGAGCTTAAACAAGATGTGCCGTTTGAAATCAGTGACACAATAAAGTTTGACGACGGCTACGAAAGCACCAACGAAATTAAATTAAGTTTTAAAGATGCCGACGACGACGGAGTTGTTGACAATCCTGAATCATTTGAAAATATCGTAGGACTAGATCAAGATTTAAATTTCTTATTTTTCTTATCTTCAAATGATGTCTACGGAACAGCAATTAAAACGCTTATAGATAACTCGAATGATTTAGTTTTAATTAGACAAAAAGAAGCTGGAATAAGTTTCAATGATGTCACCACCTACCCCGATCAACAGTTGATATATTTCTATGACTCTGCTGAAAGCATTGTTAAGCGAGTAAACCGCACCACCAACACCTTGGACATAGCCAATGAATATACAGCGGTTATTGGCAGAAGAAATCTCAAATTTCAATATACTCATAACGCCAGCGTGGATAGACGGATAGATCCTTCTACCAGCAACATCATTGACATATACTTGCTAATTAGAAACTATGATGAAAGTTATAGAATATATCTCGCAGGCGGCACTGATATTGAACCAGTGGCACCTACCAGCGACGCATTGAGAACAACATTTGGCACAGCATTATCGTCAATCAAGTCTATCAGCGATGATGTTATATATCATCCCGTGAAATACAAAGTTCTGTTTGGATCTAAAGCAGATCCTAAACTACAGGCAGTGTTTAAGATTGTTAAGAATCAAAATCGTTCAATCAATGACAACGATCTCAAAGTTAGAGTAATCACTGCTATCAACAGTTTCTTTGATATCAATAATTGGGACTTTGGCGACCGGTTTTATATGGGCGAACTAACCACATATATTTTAAACACAGCAGCACCGGACCTTGCCAACATTGTGATAGTGCCAAAACAATCCAACCAATCATTTGGCAGCCTTTTTGAAATACAAAGCAGGTCAGATGAAATACTGATCAGCGCAGCCACAGTGGACGATGTAGAAATTGTCTCTGCTATTACCGCATCTGAAATAGGTGCTAGTACCAACTCTATAGTATCAACAACTTATTAATATGGCCGATAAATTTCCTAACAGTCAACTACCTATACGCAGATCAGTAGAACTTCTGCCAGTAATTTTTCAAACTCCTGCCAACGATAAGTTTTTATCTGCAGTGGTTGACCCTTTAATACAGCCGGGTGTATTAGACAAAGTTGTGGGATACGTTGGTCGTAGATATGACAAAACCTATAACAGTAAAGACGTATATGTTGATACAGATGGCACATTGCGTAGCAGCTATCAACTTGAAACCGGCGTGATATTTAAAAATCACGATAAAATAGAAAATTTCTACGACTATATTGATGTTAAAAATCAATTGAAATTTTTTGGGAACACCATTGAAAGAGACGACAAAGTAACCAGTCAAACACATTACACCTGGGATCCCCCTATTGACTGGGACAAGTTCATCAACTATCGAGAATATTATTGGGAGCCACT